TGGATCTATCTCAGTAGGATCATTTAGTGGTGGTCCTGGAGGTTCAGTAAATACTTTAAATACTCCTGCAGGTTGGTTAAGAGTTCAAGATAATGATCCATTAAGTAATCTTGTAATTGATACTACCCCTAAAACAGTATTTACATCTTCAGTATATTCATTCATTGATACCCTTAACGATACTTTCTTTGAGACTAATGGTCAAACAGTTGGAACTGGGTTAGGTTTACCTGATACATCTGGAAGATTAACAAATATTACTGATTACGATTATACTGGAGATATTCAATTCTCACTATTTAACTACCCTCCAGCTCTTGGCTCTCAAGTTGATATTAAAGTTGATATTGTAGAAGAAGGAAAAGGCATTGTTGTTACAGATACTCAAACTGTACCAACTGGTACAACATTCTACTTTAGATTTAATCAATTTACTTTCAAAGCAAGAACAACATATTTTGTTCAATTATCTACAACCTCAGGCTCAACTCGTGTAAGAAGATTCCAATTAACATTTGAAAATTGGGGCCAACCTCAAAACTGGAATGGTCAAGTTTACATTGATGATAATGTAGATACTATTGCAGGAATATTTAAAAAATTTGATACTTCAGAAGCTCAATTCTACAATGGTGAGTATAGTGGTTCTACTCTTATAGCAACTACTCAATCCTTAAATCCAGAATGTAGAGTTTGGTTAGATGCTATTCCTTCAGGATATTACTATACAGCTTCAGTATTTTCTCCTTCAGTTAGTGAAGATATAACTTATAGTAGATTTATAGATCCGGTCAATACTCCATTATTAGATGGTCAGATTTTCTTCTTGCAAGATGGTGCTACTTCTTTAACTTCTGCTATTAGAATAGCTAAAGTAGATGCTAATGGTAATAATTTAGAAGAAAACTTAGCCGAACTTACTTCTTTATCAACAGTATCTGAATTAGGTTCTTTAACCTATAATTCTAATGGAATCCCAACAGATTTAGGAACTGACTTTTTAGTTGAAGTTAACAATAGTCAAGTTGCTCCTACCTCTACATTTGATCAAACATTAGATGTAGGTTTTGGGGTAGGTGATAGTGATAGTGATACTAATTTCTTTGTCTTTGAGAGAGGAGGTGGAACTGGAAAAGGAGTACCTGAAACCAGCTTTATTCACCCTGTTTTAACCGGATCAGGGGATGGTGGTAAAGTGATGTATGCTGCTCCTTTTAGCCAATTCTATTTCCCCCAAGGTTCAGGATCTGTTCGCCCAGGCATAGTGTTAACTAATGGAAATACAACTGATTACCCTGATGAGAGAGCAGGATGGTATCCTCGATCAGGATCTATAGTATACCACTATAGTAATGCTTACCGTTCATATATAGGTAATTTAGAAATTAATGATGATGCTAATTTCCAAATTGCTAATGGTAGCACTAACGATGTAACTTTTAGATTAGCAATTTATGCTAAAGATCCTGGATTATATCCTGGTAAAGGATTTTATCGTGCTATATCTTTAACAGAAGAACGTACATTAAATGCTGGGGGTCAATTTATTGGTGGGTTTACCTGGAATAAAACGAATCTTCTCTCCGCATCTCAACTACCATCTAATTTTACTACTTACGAAGATACACCTTACTATTTAGGTGTAATTACTTCATCTTACAACCCAACAGGAAAATATGCAACTCTTGATTTTCAAAGAATGGGTAATATTCAATTTGGGGAAGCTGCTACTTTAGTAGACGCTATTGAAACCATCCCTGAATTCTCCAACCCAGGTACGTTCCAAAACTCAGATTGTGACGTATTAGCTGGAAATGCTACTAATGATAGAGATAGTGTATTCTGGATGGATGTCGATTACTCTTCAAATGCTGCTATTGCTGTAAACTCTGAAGCTATTATCTCGGGTGGAGCTACTAAAGCAGAAGTTCAGGATTCAAATTATACTTTAACTCGTCACATTAACCCAAGATACAATGGTTCTAGATCAACCTCAGAACAATTAAATGTTTGGACCTCAGGTTCAACAAATACTTTTGGTAAATTGGCAGTAGCTGATAGTGATAAAACATACTTTGCATATTTTGATTTTATAAATGGTTTATCCCCTGAATTAAAAAATAAAAGTATAGCCCACATTCAATTCTTAGTTTCAGAATCAGGAGAACAAATCCCTCCAGATAGTGATAAATTATTTATTACTCAAAATACCTTCAAAACTGGAGAAAGAGTAATAATAAACTTAAATGATCCTCTTCGCTTTGAAGTTCCTATGAATGAATTAAATGGTTTAAAAACTATTTACAGAGGAGGTCAACGTGTAGATTCTATTCTATACACTGATAGTGGAAGTTCATATGTTTCTACAATTAATTTTGATACAGGTTCATTTTCTGTAATAGATTATGAATTTGGTACTTTAAATAATTTAGGTCCCTTTACACCTTCTTCAGGAATAAATCAATACGATCGTTGGGACACTGACACCAAAGCAAATGCTCAATGGAATAATACCACTGATATTTATACTTTTGCTAGTGATACTAACTCTCCTGTTAAATTTAAAGTATCTTCTGAATTTTTGTTTTCAAATGCTGGAGGTACTATAACCTTATATATAGTTAAAAACTGGACTTCAGGTACACCTTCTCCCTCACAAATCTTAGCTCAACAATCTTTTGGCGGTGGGGGTAGTTCGGGTACTGCTACATTTAATTTAGAAACTAGTTTCTTAAACTTTGATAGTGGTGATACTGTCCAAGTAGTTTATAATAGTACTTTTACAGGAGTTACTTATATCTTAAATAGGTTAGGCAATGATACCTTCCAGGCTGTAAACCAAATTAATCCTAATGGAAGTATAGATGCTACCTTCTGGACAACAGGTTCTGCTCCTGATACTTGGCTAACTGCTTCTCTAGATTTAAGTGCAGCCTATGGATCTAAACAATTAGATGTTATTCCTTATGATGGAACTACAAACAATCCAGAATTTGATCCTATTATCCAAAACTTTACTGTAAGAGTAGGTGATGAAATTAGATTCCAAGGTGCTGAAGCTTATGCTAGAATGATTACTAAAGTAATTGAACCTTCAGTATCTTTAGATGGTAGATTATATCTTGAACTAGATAATTTAACTCCTGTTGGGGCTAATGCTGATCACTTCTTAATAAGAAGATATGTTGATGATGCATCATATGTAATTTTAGATACTACCAAACCTATTGGTTCAACATCACCTGGAACTTTAGTTCCTGAATTTACAACAGATACACTTCAGAATAATCTTCCAAATGCATCTCAAGATATAATCAAAAGTATAACTTAACTTGGATAATAACTTACAATTTAACATATTTATTAAACGACAATATTTATAATAAAAACAACCCATGGGATATTTAAATAATTCAGTAGTAACAGTTGATGCTATTCTAACTACTAAAGGTAGAGAGCTTTTAGCTAAAGGTGATGGTTCTTTTAGAATCACTCAATTTTCTTTGGGTGATGACGAAATCGATTATACACTTTATAACCCAACTCACCCTTCAGGTTCAGCTTATTATGGTCAGGCAATTGAAAACATGCCTTTGATTGAAGCTATTCCTAATGAACAACAAATCATGAAATACAAGCTTGTAACTTTACCTCGTGGTACTGCTAAAATGCCTATTTTGGATTTGGGTTATACTGGTATTACCTTAAAACAAGGAGCTTCATTAGCAATTACTCCCCAAACCCTTAATTACTTGGGTGAAGGTCAATTATTTGAAACAAGTGGTTATACAGCTACTATCGGTGATGTAAGAACCATGGCTTCATTTACCGCTACTGGAATTGATACCCCAGCTGCAAACGCAGCTAACCAAACTGTAACATTAGGAACTTCAGTTTCTAAGACAGTAGTTGGTACTACAATTAACTTAAAAGCTACAACCGTTAACACATTGTTTGGTTCAAACACTGCGCTTTATACTACTATTACAGTAACTGGTAGAGATTCAGGTGCTCGTTTAACAATCCCTGTAACAATTACTAAAGTATCCTAAATTAGATAACAAATGGCATCATTTAAAAGACTAGACCCAGAAGATTTTGTAATCTCAGCAGATTCAATCTCCGCAACTTTGTGGAGTACTGGTAATCCTACATTAACAGAATTTTACACTTCTTCTACTCAAGAGGCTTCTTCTGCTGGTAACTATTACCTTTCTGTTTACCAAACTTCTTCAACTGAACCTGCAGCTGCTGTTCAATTTGATATTGCTTATGGTAACGAATATGGTAGTGGTAGTGTTTTCTATGATAATGCCGTAACTGGATCTTCATACACTAGAACAGTTTATGGCCAGTATCGTAACTTAGTATTAGGTGATGAAAATTCAAGATTTACCTTTGGTACTGTTACCCAATCTGATTTTTATGTAATTAACTTTGAAAGAGCAAGATACAAAGAAAAATTATTTTTAGGTTCTTTCAATTTAACTCTTACTAGTGGTAGTAGAACCTTATCTCTTACAGATAATAGTAATGATGTAACCACAGTATCTTATACTGATGCTGGTAGAGTTTACCAAATTGTATCAGGTTCAAATGGTGCTGCTTACTCAGGAACAGGATATCACCCATCTTCAGGATCTTACGGTTTACTTCTCCCAGATATTGGTGTAGCACTTTTAAATGCTAAAGCATTAGATACAGATGGTCCTTACGGTGTTCTTTTGGGAACTGGAAGATCATTTGATACTGATAATAATAATAACAGAAGATTATTTGCTTCTATAAATAATGGTGCTTCATTTGCTATAAATTCTGAAGAAACAATTTCATCTGATTTTATCTTTGTTAGAGCAAGAAACAGCGAATTTAATTATTCAGAAAACCCATCATTTATCTCGGGTTCAACTGGTGAAGTACTTTATCAATCATTTATTGATAATCCAAAATCATACATTACAACTATTGGTTTATATAATGATAATAATGACTTAGTAGCTGTGGCTAAAATGTCAAGACCTTTAGTTAAAGATTTTACAAAAGAAATTCTCGTAAGAGTTAAGTTAGACTTCTAATGAATGAGTGCATTCAAACAATTTTTAGCTAAGGACATTAAGGTAGTCCCTTTCACTGTTAATAAAGACTTTTCCTTTACTAATGGTGAGTTCTACACATCCTCGGCTGACAATGGTACTTACAAACAATATGTGGGTATTGATAGATTTGTTGGTAAAAATTTAAGTGGATCTAATTTTATTGAATCCACTGATCCAACTACAGGTACCATTACTACTCGTTATCAAAGAACAATTTATAATTCAGTAAAAGAATTATATTATTCTAACTTTTTAACTTCAAGTTGGGGTGATATTAGCAGTGCTAATCAAGCAGAAAACATAACAGGTAGCATTTATACCCCTAACTATTATAATTATCTTTCAAGCACATTAACAGCTTCAAGATATTTCCCTACAGCTTCAGATTCTTACATTGGAGTTATATCAATTCCTTCTAAATTGTATGGTGAATATATTCAACCTAAGTCATTTACTTACGTATTAACCGGTACTGGTTCGGTTATAGATGATGGAGAAGGTAATTTATTGTTCGGGGCTGATAAAGTAGGTAATATTATATATGAACACGGGATTGCTATCTTCACCCTCGCTTCAGGAGATTTAACCCCGTCTTCTTCAGTATCACACGATGATACTAGTGTTTCATTTAAATCTTCATTTACGATTTATGAAACTCAATATAAGTGTACTATAAACACTAGTGAATTTAACTTTAGTTTAAATCCATCTTTAATACAAAATAATACATCAGGATCTTTATATAATTTTGCTACATCTTCATTTTTTGATCCTTATATTACTACGATAGGGTTGTATGATGATTTTCAAAATTTATTAGCCGTAGCTAAACTTTCACAACCTATTCAAAGTTCTCAAACAACCGATACAACGATCCTGGTTAACTTAGACCTTTAAATTATGACTTGGAAATTTAACAATCAGGAAGTTAAGGAAATTTCTGACTTCCCACCTGAAACTCATGGGTTTATTTATAGAATTACCCACCTTCCTTCAGGTAAAGCTTACATAGGAAAAAAAATCCTTCAAAATACTAAAAAAGTAAAATTAACTAAAAAAGAATTAGCTGAATACGCCCATGTTGTAGGTAGAAAACCAGCATATAAATTAGCTATAAAAGAATCAGATTGGAAAACATACTGGGGTTCAAATAAAACTTTATTAGCTTTAGTTAAATCTGAGCCCGAAGAAAACTTTAAACGTGAAGTTTTAGTTTGTGCTCCTTCAAAAAAATTGTTAACTTATTACGAATGTAAATTTTTATTTATATATCAAGTTCTAGAAAAACCGGATGAATTTTTTAATGATAACATTCTTGGAAAGTTTTTTACACGTGACTTTGATGTCTAAAATAGGTTTTGTATCTTACCACTTATGGTAAATGAGCTATTAGTAAACTTAGTTAATTCTGTTTTAGGAGCAGGCAAACGCACAGCGAGAGGCAACCAAGCCCATCATTGTCCGTTTTGTAACCACCATAAACCCAAATTAGAAATCAATTTTTCTGAAGGTAAAAAAGGATACAATCCTTGGCACTGTTGGGCTTGTGACAAGAAAGGTACTAAAATCTCTACCTTATTTAAAAAAGTAGAAGCATCTCCTGAAAAGTTTGAAGAATTAAAAAATATTATAGGAGCTGAAGTTGAATTTAAATCAGTAACTACTACTACAGATCTTAAACTTCCAGACGAATTTAAAACATTTGAAAATAATCGAGATATTATAGCTCGACATGCTTTTGCTTACCTTAAAAACCGAGGTATTACTAAAGATGATATTTTAAAATATGGTATTGGCTATTGTGATTCAGGCCGATATGCTAATATGGTTATTATACCATCGTATGATGCTAATGGTAATTTAAATTATTTTACAGGTCGTTCGTTTGAGAAAGATCCTTATGTGAAGTATAGAAATCCTGAAGTATCAAGGGATGTTATTCCTTTTGAATTGTTTATTAACTGGGATTCACCTCTTATATTATGTGAAGGGCCATTTGATGCTATTGCTATTAAACGTAATGCAATTCCACTTTTAGGGAAAAACATACAACAAAATTTAATGAAAAAAATTGTTACATCTACTGTTGAAAAAATTTATATAGCTTTAGATACTGACGCCCAAAAACAAGCACTTAAATTTGCTGAACATTTTATGAATCAAGGTAAAGAGGTCTATTTAGTAGAACTCGAAGGGAAAGACCCAAGTGAAATGGGATTTGCTCATTTTACAAAGCTAATTCAAAACACATTTCCTCTCGACCAATATAGTTTTATGGAGAAGAAATTACAATTATTATGAGTAAGAGAAACATTAAGCATTCCTACGACCGCATTCTAGAAATTTCAGAGGATGCTAAACAAATTACAATGCCAGACTCACGTTACTACAGACGTAACGGAAAATATTATCCTTCTATCACTTATGTGCTATCAGCTTATCCTAAAGGAAAACATTTTGAAGATTGGCTTAAAAACATGGGTCGTTCAGCTGACTATATTGTTAAAAAAGCTGGTGAGGATGGTACTGCTACCCACGAATTGGTTGAAGATTATTTGAACGGTAAAGAATGTTCTTTTCTTAACCAATGGGGTAACCCACAACACAATCCAGACGTATGGCAGATGTTTCTACGTTTTGTAGACTTTTGGGAAACTTACAAACCAAAATTGATTGAAACTGAAGTTCATCTATTCTCAGATGAGCTAGAGATAGCAGGTACGTGTGACTTAGTTTGTGAAATTGATGATAAACTTTGGATTATCGATTTTAAAACCTCTAACCATTTACAAACAACGTACGATTTACAAACAGCTGCTTACGCTAAGTGTTATGAAGAATGCTATGGTAAAACAGTTGACCATACAGCAGTATTATGGCTTAAATCATCTAAGCGTGGGCCAAAAGATGGAGTTATGCAAGGTAAGGGGTGGGAGATTTATGAGTCTAAACGCACTATGGAGGAAAATCTTGATATATTCAAAACAGTTAAAAAATTGTTTGATCTAGAGAATCCAAACCATAGCCCTATTTTTACTGAATTTAGAACGCAAGTGAAAAGAGAATTGTAATATTTATACTCAAACACGTGTTTGATGATTTCTTTATTACAACTTTTAAATGAGGCACAAGGTGCCCCCAAAGCTATTATTTTGGCTGGTGCTCCGGGTGCCGGTAAATCCTCTATTGTTGGAGATATTATTTCTGATTTAGGTTTAAAAGTCTTAAATATTGATGATGATTTTATAGCTAACTTAAAGCAGGCAGGTGTATCTTTAGATCTTAAAAAAGCAGACGCTGAAGGTAGAAGTAAAGCAGCCCAAGCAATGCAGGCAGCTCAAAAATCATACCAACAAAGGTTAGCTAAAGATATTGAAAATAAAGAAAATATTGTAATCGACGGGACAGCAGCATCGTATAAGAAAACTGAACAGTTAAAAAAAGATTTAGAAAATGCTGGGTATAGTGTTTTTATGGTTTACGTTTATTCTTCTTTAGAAAAATCACTCCGCAAAAACGAAGATAGATTTGAACGTTCAGGAGGTGAAGATCGTAGTTTAATGCCTTCAATTGTAATGCAAACATGGGCTAACGTAACTAAAAACTTTATTCCCTATAAAGATTTATTTGGTAATAACTTTGTAGCTACTACTAAAGATAAAAAATTAGCAGATGCTCAAAATTTAGAAGACATTATTAACAAATATGTTGAACCTTTTACTCCTACAGACACTAAACCTAAAACTGATAAAGAATTAGCTCGTTCTAAAGCACAAAAGGAAAAAACAAAACAAGAAATTCAACAATTAATGTCTAAATCTAATTTAGATCAAGTATTACCTTTTATTGTTTCTGCTGAAGAAGCTCAACAAAAATTAAAACAATTTTTAGGATGAATCAATTAACAAAATTTTTAGTTAATTCTATCTTACAAGAAGAAACCCTAGACACAGTAGCTTTATTTGGTGGGGGTTTTAAACCTCCTACTAAAGGTCACCTTGAAGTAGTTTTATTAGGGTTAAAAGAAAATCCTGAAGTAAAACAAGTTTATATTCTAGTAGGTAGTGGTGAACGTAATGGCGTTACACAAGAAGAAGCAGTTAAAATTTGGGAAATGTACCAAAAATTCATCCCAGTTGCTTCTCAAATTATCCCTGTACAATCTCCTTTCTCTTATATTAAAACTTATTTAGAAGAGCATCAAGATGAAAAAGTATACATTTTTATTGGTGCTCGTCCTAATAATGAGGAAGATGATAAAGATGTAGCAGAACGTAGTGCTTTTGCTAAAAAATATAGTAAAAATGTTATACCTGTTAAAGTACAAACAACCGGGGGAGTAAGTGGAACAATGGCTCGTAAAGCTGCTTTATCTGGTAATAACGAAGAATTTATTACCTATTTCCCATCTGAACTTACAGATGCTGAAAAACAAGAAATTATTGATATGATTTCGTCTGTAGTTAAAGAAGATATCTCGTTTGAAAAAAAACGTGATCTGGTAAAGAAAATTATCAAAATGGCTCGTTCAACTGGGGATTTAACTTCGATTGATAGATTAGCAGATATGATTGCTTCTAAAATCACAATTGATTCACCCCAAAAACCAGCAGCAGGTTCATTTAAAGTAATTGGAGGTAAACCTTTTGTAGAAAATGCTACATATTCTAACAGCATTGATATTATAGAAAAATGTGCTGAGCTTACTAATTATATGAAAGAGCTAGGCATGCCTATTGAACCTCTACCCTCAGTAGAATTTATCGATGGTGATACTGAAAACGCAAAAGATTTCTTTGGCAAAACAGCATATTACGATCCAAACGAAAAGAAAATTGTCCT